CTCCACGCGCCCGAGGAACACTGGGACGCGTTCTCGATGGGCACTGAGCATGTGACGCATGACCAGGCGATCACGGTTCTGCTCGCCTGCGCGTCGCTATTGGAGCGGCTCGAAAAGGTGGTGCCTGGCAACTGGTCCGCCGCTCGGGGCTGGGTCGACACTCAGCTCAACCGAATCTGGCGCCTTCGGGGTGCCTTTCCCGGTCTTGGCTCAGCGCTAACAGCGTTCGGATTGACTCACGGCACCCTTGTTGCCCACGCAATTGGTCAACAGCTGCACGCGGACGGATCTCAGGAGGTGCGCGACCCTTGGCCGCTCGTCGAAAAGGTGCTTCACGAGCCGACACTGCTCGCTCCCGATTTGGCAGCTACAATTGGTTCGACGGCGGCAAAACTCTGGGGCAGCCTGAAGCCAGAACGGCGGGCGCTGCTGAAGCTGCTTGCCAGATTCGAGATCACTGCCGATCAGGCGACCCGATGGTTTGTAACCGAGGAACGCAAGCGGGCAGCCATCACGGTCTCCGACGCAGAAATTCTGGCGAATCCGTATCTCTGCTTCGAAGACGACCGCGAACGCATCGACCCGATTTCAGCAGCGGCGATCGATCATGGACTGTTCCCCGACGCGACGGTTGCGGCAGCGGTGCCCGTGCCTGATCCCTCCCGCTGTGCAGAGGCGATTGATCCTCGTCGCGGCCGCGCGTTGATGATCACCACGCTCGATCGAGCAGCCGGTGAAGGGCATACCTTGCTTCCCCAATCTTGGCTCGTGCAGCGCGTCCGCGACCTCGACATCTCGCCCCAATGCGCAATCGGCGCCGATTGGATCGAGGCATTTGGCACGTTCTTGAAGGCAAGGATCGCCGTCGCCCGTATGGCGGATGGCACGCCCGCATGGCAGCTCCAGGAGTATGCAGAGTCACGCGACCTCATCTCGGCTCGTGTGAAGCGGCGCCTCGCGGGCAAACGCCATGCTGGTGAGCACGATTGGCGAGCCCTCATCGACCAGCAGCTTCCGCCGTTTGCCGACGCGAGCGACCCCGAGACAGAGGAGCTTGCGCGTATCGAAAAAGCCAAAGCGCTGGAGGAGATTTATCGGTCCAGGTTTTCGGTTCTGATTGGGCCTGCTGGCACGGGCAAGACGAGCCTATTGACGGCCCTCCTGTCGTTGCCGTTGGTCGCCGCCGGGGGTGTCCTCCTGCTTGCTCCGACGGGCAAAGCTCGGGTTCAGATGCAAAAGCGGGCCAACAATGCGCAGGCCTACACACTCGCGCAATTCTTGTTGGCACTCGGACGCTATGACCCACTGACTGGGGCCTATCGCGTTACCGATGACGCGAACCGCGAGCGCGGCTTCAAGACTGTAGTCATCGACGAGTGCTCGATGCTGACCGAGGACCAATTGGCGGCCACCCTTGATGCTATAGAGACAACGGCCGTCGAGCGATTGATCCTGGTGGGCGATCCAAGGCAGCTCCCGCCGATCGGCGCGGGTCGCCCCTTTGTCGACATCGTCCGCTACCTGAATGGCGACCATGCCGTCGCAGATGATAAGGCGCCGGCCGGGTATGCGGAACTTAAGATCGTGCGCCGGCAGACCGAGCAATCAGTCGCGGCGGGACAGCCGCCGGCGGCTCGTGACGACATCATCTTGTCGAGGTGGTTCGGGGGAGAGGCTCCCGATCCCGGTGCTGATGAAGCCTGGGATCGTCTGGCCAGCGGCAAGTCGATCGGAATTCGAGCTGTTCGCTGGGAAGGCGACACCGACCTCCAGACAAAGCTTTTTGCTGAGATCAAGGAGGCGACGCGAGCCATTTCGAAAAGGCAAGGCTTCGACGACGAGCGGGACGACGCCACCTTCGAGATCAGCCTTGGCGGTCGTCCGTTCAATAAGGCAGTGTACTTCAACCCTTCTCGCCCAGAGAAAGATGCCATGGGCATCGAAAGCCGTCGCGGAGGAGGCGCCGACGTTGAAGCGTGGCAAATTCTGTCGCCCGTGCGGACCGGCGAGACGGGCGTGGATGGCTTGAATCGATGGCTTCAGAAAACCTTCCGACGGCAAGCGCGTGATTGGGCCGAGCCCGAAAAATATTGGGAACGAAAGACCTGCAAGCCGTTGGGCGCACAAGGCGTCCTGTACGGCGACAAAGTGATCAATGTCGCCAATTCGAGGCGCTACGACGTCGTTGATAACGCCTTTCGAAGAGTGGACAAGGCCTACTTGGCCAACGGCGAGATTGGCCTCGTCGTAGGTCAATTCAAATCCAAAAAATGGGAGCAAAACCCAAGGCTGGGTAAGAAGCTACCCTGGAAGATCGAGGTCGAATTCTCTTCGCAGCCCGGCTTCAAGTTTGGCTTTGGAGGGAGTGATTTCGGCGATGAAGGCGAAGCGCCTTTGGAGCTCGCTTATGCATTGACCATCCACAAAGCCCAAGGCAGCGAATTCGGCATGACGTTCATCGTGATCCCGAACCCCTGCCGCCTGCTTTCGCGCGAACTTCTCTACACCGCATTGACTCGTCAACGCGAAGAAGTGGTCCTCTTTCACCAGGGCGACCTTCGAGCCCTCCTAAAGCTGTCTTTATTCGAACATTCCGAGACCGCCCGTCGGCTGACAAATCTGTTTTCCGACCCCAAGCCTGTCGAGCATGTCGGCGCATTCCTCGAAGAAGGCCTCATTCACCGCACCACACGCGGCGAGCTCGTCCGCTCAAAATCGGAGGTGATCATTGCCAATCTGCTTCACGCCCTTGGCATCACCTACGCCTACGAACAACCCTTCACCGGGCAGGACGGTAGCGTTCGATATCCTGACTTCACGATTGAAGACGCAGAGACTGGTCGGCGCGTCTTTCTGGAGCACCTTGGGCTGCTGACTGAACCAGCATATCGACGCCGCTGGCTAGCGAAGCTGGATTGGTATCGCTCTCAAGGGGTGTTGCCGGAAGACGAGGGTGAAGGAGACGCGGGAATCCTCGTGACGACCACCGAAGAGAAGGGCATCGACTCTGCCGGCATTGAGCAGAAACTGCGCGCGCTTCTCGGGCTTTAGATGCCCGTTATGGAACGTAGTGGCCCCAGAAGTGCGACTGGTCGCTCTCGACGTAGCCATCGTTGGTGGCGAAATTCACCCGAACGTCGACCACGTCATTCGCCGCAAGCGGCGTGAGAACGGTCAGGTTGTAGTTGGTGACATCATCGACGGGCGCGCCAGACACAGCGCGTCCGCGCCCGAGTTCTGCGCCGTTCTTGTAAAAGGTCGCGATCACCTTGGTCGGTACCGTCGCGTTGGCCTTGAACCGCAGCGAGAAGCCTAACACGTAAGTCCCCGCGAACGGTGCCGTGAAATTGTTGTTGCTGCCGTTGAAGGCGCTCTGGTCGTTGGAGTCGGCGTTGTTGAACTGGACCTTGGTCCAGGTGTTGGCTGCGATGTAGTTGTCGAAGTTGGTGTAGGCCGAGAACTTCGGCGCCAGCGGCAGCTTGAGCCGGCCGGTGTTGCGGTCGACCACGAAGCCGGTGAAGTAATTCGAGCCATCCGGTGACACCTTGACGGTAAAGTCATCGTCGCCGAGCAGACCAAACAGCGCTCGGGCCGAATAGTTGGTTTGGAACGTGAGCGCGACATCATCGCCGGCCGCCGCCTTGTTGAAGGTGAAACGGACATCGTCCGTCTCGCGGTCGAATAGGAACGCGGTGCCCTTGACGATCAGCGCATTGTTGGCGTCTGCGGTCGCGCCGCCGAGGCCGACGTGGCCGGTGTCCTTGTCGATGGATAGGGCGAGATAGAAGGTCGAGCCGTCAGGCGAGACCTTGATGGTGAAGTCGTCATCGGCGATGAGCCCGAACAGGGCGCGCGTCGAGAAACCGTCCTGGAACGTGAAGCCCGCGTCCTTCGCTGCCGCGCTCTTGTTCAACGCGACGCGCATGTGCCCGGTGCCAGGGGTCACATCGTCGTGGCTGAGCAGCACGCCGTCGGATTTCACGGCCAGGCGGTTGGTCGTATCCGCCGTGGTGCGGATGCCGAGCAGCGCCAGGTTCTGGATCGCCGAGACAGCCGAGAGCGCGTCGACCCAGGCCGAGCCGTTCCAGGCAAGCAGCGCCGCCTCATCGACCACCCAGGCGAGCCATCCATTGCCGGGGACGAAGAACCGCCACGCGCCGTCAAGCCAGGCCGCGATGTGGTTGGCATGACCGGCCCAGGCGCCGGTCGGGCTCGCGGCCACGATGTAGCGGGCGCCTTCCGTTGGCGACCCGGGTGGGGCAGCGAGACTTCGATCGAGCACCGCGAGCTGGACGAGGGCATCGAGGTCGAACAGCGCCTCGTTGACGGTGACGTGCTTCTGCGCCTGGTCTGCCGCAACCTGCGGCAGGCCCAAGTTGGGCGTCGGCATGGATGGTCCTCAGAGAGTGGAAAGGGTTTCGGCGGTGACGCCGCGGCCGTAGGCGCGCGAGATTTGGGCGACGCGCCATGCGAGTGACGCCGGCGGCGCGCCGAAGTCGGCCATCTGCTGGGCGGCGGTGTAGAGGGTGCCTTGGCTGGCCAACCGAATGGTGCGCACGACGCTCGCGCCGTCGAGGATCAGAACGTCGTACTCTTCGGTCTCTTCGCCGAGCGGCACCTCATTGAGCCAGGAGTCGCCACCGACGCGCGTGCGCCTGATCCAGGACAGCTGAACATCTCCGGACGATGGTTCGCGGACCGCCTTGAGATGCACCGGCGCGAACGGCCGGAGGCCGTTGCCGGTGTTGGTGAACACGATCTCGCCCGAGAGATCACCGCTCGGTCCCTGTGGCACCGGCGCATAGCGCCAGGCGATCTCGATGCCGATACGCGAAACCGAGAAGTTGGGGCGCGGCTGGCGTGCCGGGTCTAACAGGATGAACCGGCTCCCGGCCGGGTGCAGCGCGATCTCCTGTTCGGTGCCGCGCTGGCCGCGCAAGAGGCGGCTCAGTCGATAGCGGCCTTCGGCGATGAGCTCGGCAGTGGCGAACTGGACGACCTCGTCGCCGACGAGAGCGGCATTTCCTCCTGCCAGCACCCGCTCGTCGGCGAGGCTTTGCAGCGAGCCAAAATCGAGCTGCACCTCGACCGAATTCACGCGGTCCCATCGCCACGACGGTCCGGCCGCCAGATCGGTGACAGTCTCGCCCATGATGGATGGCAGCCCGGCAACGGCCGCGACCACATAGTCCAGCGCATCGGCGGTCGGCTGGAACAGCGTCGCGCCGCGGAAGCGGCCGGTGCCCATCGGGCACGCCGCCACATAGAAGCTCGGCGCCGAAGCATCGTGGCTGTCGATCATGATCGGCATGTCGAGGAGTTCGACCCGGATCGGCGCAACCGGCTCGGGCACCGACGGCGGCAGCACGCCGCTGCCGGTCGGTGCCGTGTAGAACTCCGGGATGCCGCCGTCGGTCGCGACACCGCGCAGGAGCACGAGCCCAGGTTTCCCGAAGGTGACGGCGGTGAGGCGGACGCGGCGCCACACGCCGTCGATCGGGACTTCCACCGTATCGGTCGGGTCGAGCCTGATGGCGCGCGTCGGTAGCCGCAGATCGACGGCCTCGCGGCCCTGCCACATCTCGCGCAGCGCCCGCTGCCCGATCGCCTGGGCCTGTTCGACTGTGAGCACGATCGGAAAACTCAGCGTGTTCACGCTTTCCGACTGCCCGACCTGCTTGCGAACCGTGACGGTCGAAGACTGGTAGTCGCGGCCTTCGTCGATGTGTACCACGTCGACCGCGATCGGCAGCTCGGTGTCCTGGGTGCGCTCGACCTTGACGCGCGAGCGGTCGCTGTCGTTCTCGCTGGCACCGAGGTCGTTCGGATCGAGAGTGATCGGCGTGCCGGCACCGCGCTTGACGAATGCGAGCACGCCGTCGGTCTCGACCGCATCGAAGAAATACGCCGTCTGCAGGACGGCGATCATATCGCGCACCGGCTTGCGCTCGGTCACGACGTAGCCGACGACCTCGTCATCGAGCGCCGTCACGTCGAACTCGCTCTCGGCAAGGCCGGCTCGCAAGCACAGGTCACGCACAATTTCCGCGAGCTGCATGTTGCCGATCTTTCCTTCGATCCAGTGGCCGAGCCGAAAATTCTCGCCGTCCGACCAGACGTTAGTCAGTGCCGGAAAGAACGGGTAAGGCCGCGCGTCCCAGCACCAGACGAAACGGCGGCCAACCATCGAGCCGCCGTAGACCGGCGAGGTCGGATTGTTGGCCGGCTCGTTCCAGAACTCTTCGGTGGCTTCGATCGCGGCGCGCTGGACGACGCGGTCCACCGCGCGGTTGGAGTAGTGGGGCGCAAAACTCTCGATCGACTTCGGGTCGATGAAGACGTTGGGCTGGTTGGTCGCGCAGTTAACCGTGGGGAAGCCGTACTCGGTGAACCAGATCGGTTTTCCGCGCGGCATCCAGGCGGTGGCGGGCCCGGTCGGCACGCCGGCAATGCGCGGGACGTGCTGGTTTTCCCACCAGGTGCGGATGTCCTTGATGGCCCAGAACGGGTCGTCGATCGGCGAGCGCTGCGGATCGAAGCCGCGGCGCTCGAGGTCGCGGTCGGCCAGCGTGACATAGAAGTAGTCGATCAGTTCGCCCGAGCCCCAGCCGGCCGCGATTGCCGCCTTGTCGTAGACCGCGCGCGGCGCGTCGGTGAGCGGGAAATACGCATCGATCCCGACCACGTCGATGTTCGGGTCGGCCCAGACTGTATCAAGCGGGAAGTCGACGTTCGCGTCGCCGCGATCGTGATAACGGTACTCCGACCAGTCGGCTGCATAGGTGACGACGCAGTTCGACCCGAGCGTCGCCTTCGCTTCGGATGCAATCTGCTGCCAGAACGGCACCGAAGGATAGTTGCCACTGCCGTCGCGGATGCGGTTGAGCGCAACCATCTCGGAGCCGACGACAAAACCATCGACGCCGCCCGCGTCTTCGGCCAGCGACATGCAATGGCGGATGAAGCGCAGGTATCCGTCCGGCCGCTCGAAGAAGCTGGCCACGTCGGCTGCCGCGCCGCCGATCCGACCGCGCCATGGGAACGGCGACGGGTCGGGCGGCGGGATGTCCATCATCAGGAACGGGTACAGCATCACCTTGTAGCCGAGGCTGCGCAGGTGCTGGATCGCCCGGATCACCGAGCCGTCGTTGATGGTGCCGCCGTAATAGAGCCCTAGCGAGCCGTCGGGGTTCGTGTACGAGGAAACGAGCGGCCATCCACCGCCCCCTCCGATCACCGGCCGGCCTGTTCCCATCACCGACCAGAGGTAAGGCGTCGTGTCCGGCAGCCGGTCCGGGTAGATCGCGTACTCGGCCTCGGGCCGGATCGAACAGGTCGCAACATCCACCGAGGTGCCGAACCACGCGTAGACGAGGCTCGCCCACTCGACGTTCGGCACCTCGCGGCGGAGGTTCTCGATCGAGACCGCGAAGTCGGCAGCCTTCCGGCCGGCATTGCTGTTGATGTTGGAATTGCGCACGCGGCTGCGCACGACGTTGGGCTCGTAGGCCCATTCGCCGCTCGCCGGAATCAGGCAGACGCTGCGGACGAGGTGGCGGGCATCGGCTACATCGCTGCGCGAGCCGCGATAGACCTCGATCTCGAAGTTCGGGAAACGGTTGCCGTAAGGCGTGAGGTAAAGGTTTTCGAGGACCACGTAGGCAAGCCCACGGAATGCCGGCGTGCGGTCCGCTCCTTCGACGGCCTGAATCAGCGGATCAGGCGTTTGTGTCTCGTCTCCAAAGTAGGTGCGGATTTCATCAACGTGCTCGGGATCGAGCGGCGTCTTGTCGAGCCAGATGCGATAGATCGAGGTGACCGGGGCCTCGCAGATGCCGAGCGCCACATCGGCATAGTAGTGGTAGCTCGTGCGTGTAATGGTCTGCGTCCCGCCTCCGCCCCCGCCGCCCTTGCCGCCGCCTCCAACGGTTTCGGTCTCGGTGCGCACCACTTCGCGGATCCCGCGGACCCAGATGATGTTCGCTGGAACGCGCATCCGGCCCCAGATCGTAGGAACGGTCTGACCATACGCCGATCCCGACAGGTTGAGCTCGGTGAGGCGCGCGCCTTCGACCGTCCGCCGGTCCTGCTGCGGCCCGAACAGCTCGTTGTCCAGGATACCGCCGACATAGGCGCCGAACAGCGCGCCCAGCGACTGGCCGAGACCGCCCGCGATGCCGCCGCCGAGCACGCCGCCCGCGAGCGTCAACACGAGCTGGGCCACCGATCACGTCTCGACTTCGAAGGTGAGGTTCGGCAGCCGATTACCGAACGGCGTGATGTAGAGCCGCTCCATCATCACATAGGCGAGCCCGCGATAGGCCGGCGTGCGATCGACGCCTTCGACGGCTTGGATGAGTGGGTCGGGCGTCTGCGACTCGTCGCCGAGATAGACCCGCATGTCACCGACCTTGTCGTCCTCGAAGGCATTGCCATCGGCGAACACCCGGTCCACGCCTGCGATCGGGCCGGCGCAGAGGCCGACCGCAACATCTGCGTAATAGTGATAGCTGACGTTGGTGACTGTCGTACCGCCGCCGCCACCGCCCTTACCACCGCCGCCGACCGTCTGCGTCTCGGTGCGGACCTCCTCGTCGAAGCCGCGCATCCAGATGACGTTCGAGGCCATCCGACCCTTGCCGTAGAGCAGCGGGATCACGGCGCCATAGCTCGACGACTGCACGCGCAGGTCCTGCATGCGTGCGCCGTAGACGGTCTGGCTCGCCGTGCCGCCGAACAGCTGCTGGTCGACAATGCCGCCGACGTAGCCGCCGACGAGGCCACCGATCGCCCCGCCTAGGCCGGGCAGCAGCAGATTGCCGAGCACATAGCCGCCGACGGTGAGGACGATACGAGCCATCGTGATTGATCACTTCGTCATTGCCGATCTGAAATGATGGATAGACATGGTAAGATTTGCAGCAGTGGCAGGGGATATTTGCTGATGGCGCGAGCCAATTATCCGCTCGCAAGAACGGAGGATCGATGGCGATCAAGAGCCAAAATCGCGCTCAGCAGCGGAGAGTGCTGTTTGCCCGCGTGGGGTGGATGAGATTCTATGGCGGCCCAGTTCCAGGTGACGAGCGGCCAATAGGCGGCGGTCGTTACAACAAGCGAGAGATCGGCCACGAAGTTTATAATTTCCGAGAGACGGACGGCCGCTGTTATGGGTACTTCCAGCCGACTATGTCGAGCCACGAGATTGCCTTGGAACGCATTGACCCCGATGGCGCAGACAAGGAAAAGCTGAAGCACGTTCTCGTGATCTTTGTTGCGCGTCGACACCCAGAAGGTGGCCAAGTCATCGTGGGCTGGCACAAAGACGCGGAGGTCCTCCGCACAAACGCCAGACGTTCGCCCGGCAAGCCGCGAGGCTACGGACATTTTTGCGTTGCGCTGCGACGCAATTGTGTTCTCCTGCCTGAAGAGAATCGAACGTTCGAAATTCCCGCTGGAAAAGATGGCATGGGGCAATCGAATGTTTGTTATCCATTGGCTGGGGATGGCTCACGTAAGCGATCCCAATGGATTGGTCAGGCTCTGGAATTCATCGATGATTATCAAGCGAGCAACATTCTCGACAAACCGGAGGCAGCCGCCGAACTAGACAGCGCTATTGCGGCCGAAGAGGCGCTTGCTCGCTCGAAAGGTCAAGGATTCGCGCGCAACCCGCTTGAAAGACGAGCCCTCGAAGATCATGCAATGAAGATTGCAAAGAAATACTTCCGCAATGAAGGCTTCGATGTGGATGATGTCTCGGCCCGTCGCTCGTACGATCTGTTGTGCAGGCGAGGCACTAAAGAGCTTCATGTTGAGGTGAAGGGCACCACGACGGATGGAGATGCAATCGTACTTACGTACAATGAAGTGAAGCATGCATGCGACCGGCGCAATTCGTGCGTGCTTTTCGTCCTGCACTCGATTCGACTCAAAGGGAAGAAAGCATCAGGTGGAAAGCGATTTGTCATGGATCCTTGGCGACCCCAGCAAGCGAAGCTTACGCCCGTCAGCTATACGTACCGCCTCCACTGATGGATTCTCACAGTGCATTGCCCATACTCTCGGCTACTTGGCTCGTAGCATGGTCAGTTGAGGATCAGCGGTTTCGAATTCAGATGTCGGAGATGCCCGGCATCCGAAACGCATGGCGGAGCTTTGCGCGCCACCACGGCGAGAAGCCGTGCTGGACCACCTTGCCGGCCTCGCGGTAGCAGTGGATCAGACCATCGCCTGGCGAGACGTAGGCACAGTGATGGGCTGGGCCCTTGCCGGCGCCGAACAAGAGGATGTCGCCGGGTAAAGCTTCTGTCGGGTCGATCTCCTCGGCTCGGGACTTGAAGCCGAGATACATCCGAGGCTCGGCGCGATAGAGATGCCATGTCTCGGGATAGTCGAGCGGGATCGCGATCTCCCCGACAAACGGCTGGGCGACGCCGCGGATAAAGCCGATGCAGTCGCAGCCCACGCCCTTGAGCGACGCTTGGTGGTGCCACGGCGTGCCGAGCCAGCTCCGCGCCTCGGCGATCACTGCGTCCCGGGTGAACATCAGCTCTTGATCGGATAGGAGAAGACCTTGTCGTTGCCCGGGATGTGCGGCTCGCCGCGGAAATTCAGGATGTTGCCGAACCGGGCGTGACAGGTCTCAGGAGTCTTGTCGCAGCCGGCGATCAAGCGGACCTGGTCGCCGCCCGCGATCGGCCGCGGCATGGGCGTGAACAGCTGGATCGACTGGCCATTGTGTTGGAGCACTTCGGTCGCAGCGCCCGCGTTCGCGCCTGTCAGGAAGGTACAAACGCCGAAGGTGTAGAAGCCCGTTGGCCGCACAGTTGGCACCGTGAAGGTGTCGCCGCTCGATACCGCTGAAATAGCGAGATCGTCGGTTAGCGGCCCAAGCACGACCTTGCATTCGGCGCTGCCGAGGTCGGTGCGACAGAGCCGCGAATATAGCTTGCCCGCAACCTGTTGCAGCCGATTCGCAATGCCGCGGATCTCGGCGGAGAAGCGGTTGTCGGCGCGCTTCACTTCGCCAAGCGAGCCGCGACGAAGCAGCACGCGGCCTTGCGACAGGTCGGCCCAGTTGACGAGGAAGATGTCGATCTTGGCGCCATCGAACAGGCCCGCGGACAGGTCCTCCGCTTTGAGCGCCTCGTCGTCGAGAAATCCGTCCACATCAAGGTTATCGACGGACAGGTCGGCGCCCGACTTGATCGCGCTCGGCAGGAATCCGGTTGCGGCCACGTAGGTCAGACCGTCAATGACGAGCGGCTGGTCGTGATCGGTGAAGCCGCGGACCCAGCCGTCTGTGCGTTCCAGGCGCCAGCAGGTCGCAAGCGTCGTCACCTCGCCGGCTAAATGGGCGGCAAGCGCTGCCGAAACAGTCTTCATGGTCAGGTCCGGATTTCGATCAAAGCGATCGAGGAGACTTGCTGGATGTGGTAGGCGACTGCCATCACCGGCAGGTGATCGGTGTCGAAGCGCACCGGCACGTCGAACAAAAAATCGGCATAGGGCTGCGCGGCCGGCGCCGAGCTGAAGGTGACCAGGCCGGTGAGGTGATCGACATCGACCGACACCGGGCTGCCGCTGACGCGAACGACCACGGTGCCGGCCTCGGGCTTGGTGATGACACGCTGGTCGGCGGAGGGGCCTGAGGCGTATTGCTTGGTCAGATGCCAGATCAGCGGGTCCGCCGTCGGCGCCAGCGGCTCGGCCTCCGCTTCAAAGTCGTTCCAGTCCCGGAAGCGGAATCCATAGGCGCGGCCCTTGCGGGCGCGGAAAAAAGCAATCACCTCCGCCATCTGCTCGCGGGTGCGAATGCCGGTCGAGATGTCGTATTTGGCGCGCGCGGCCGACCAGTTGACATTGCGCTGTTCGAAGCCCGAGGCGACCGCGATGATGTCGGTCGAGAACTCTGGCCCTCCCGTCGCGCCGCGCGCCACCGCGTCGGGGAACCGCACGTCATGGAATCCGGTCACAGGTTGCGCTCCGCGCGCCGCAGCGCCGCCGCCATGTCGGCAGTGATCTGGCTTTGCGCCCGCCGGAACGAGGCGGCGTCCGGCGTCGTGACCGCAAAATTGAGCACGATTGGCGCCGCCTTCGTTCCGCGCCCGTAGGACGCGGCCTCAGCGCGATTGAGCACGCGCTCGCCGCGCTGCAGAATCGCAGGCACTTCGTCCGGCGAAAGGAACGCACCGTCATGCAGGCGTGGTGCGTTGCGGAAGACCTGCGCTGGTGCCCAGTGCGGCGTCCCGCCCACCCCGACGACGCCACCTTCGTGGAACTTGAAACCGAACAGGCCGCCGAGGACGCCCCCGACATTGTTGAGCGTTGTCAGGTTCGTCCCGAACAGGAAGTTCTTGAGCGGGTTGAGGACGGCAAGTTTCAGGATTTCCTTTTCGATGTCGGCGAGCGCCGCGCGCCCGGCATCCGCCCAGGATTTCCAGTCGGTCTTGCCCTGCGCGATCAGGGTCGCAAAGTGGTTGAAAGTCGTGTCAGTGATGCCCTGCAGCGCCTGCATTGCGCCGTTAGAGCGGGCGAGCTCCTGGTTGAGCCGCTCGATATAGGCCGCATTGGCGAGGATCGCCTGGCCTTCGGCGCTGGCGAGATCGATGCCCTTCTGCCGTAGCTGCTGCTCGGCCTGCAGCTGCGCAATGATGATCGCCCGCTGCGACTCGCCCTGGCCGGTCAATTCGATCTGCTTCTGCAACAGCTCGATCTGGTTCTTCTGGCCCTCAATCGTCTGCAGTGCGGCCGCGCGCGCCTGCTCGCCGTGCAGCCGCGCATAGGCTCCGCGCAGCGCATCGATGACGCGCGCGAGCGTCGTCTTGGCATCGCCTTCAGCGAGGGCCTGCGCGATGATCAGCGGACGGAGCGCCTGCTCGACCTGCATCAGTCGCTGGGCTTGCTCGGTGGAGATCGTGCCGGCCGCCACGGCGTCATTGAGCTTGCGCTGCGCAGCGGCTTCAGCCGTCAGATCAGTGGCCGACTTCGCGGACTGCGCAGCTTGCTCCGCGATCTGCTCGCGAAGGAGCTCGCGGGCTCGGGTCTCGGCATCGACGCCATTCTGCACGGCCTCCGTCAGCGCCTTGCGGCGGACTTCCGCCTGCTGGGCCGCCGCTGCCCCCTTGAGCCAAGCATCCGCCAGGCCGAGCGTTGCCCTGGTGTTGACCTCGACGACACGCGATTGGTCGATATGCGCCTGCGTGGCGTCCGCGCGCGCCTTGGTGCCGGCCCGCGTAATGTCGGCTTCGGCAATGGCGACCGGGATCGCCTGTCCGGCGAGTTCAAGCCGCCGCCGCTCTTCGGCGATGGCCGCCTTCTGCGCCGGGGTCTTGGCCTGAAGGGCCTGGATTTCCAGTTCGTCGAGGCGGCGGGCCTTCTCGGCCGGATCGAGCCAGCTGCGGATGGCCCGCGTGACGGCGTCATAGGCGGTCTCGACCTGCTTGAGGTCGGCGACCTTCTGCCGGATCAGAGGGTCATCGAGCGCGGAACGGAGTTGCGCCTGGCGGGCCTTGAGCGTCTGCAGCTCGTCGAAGCCGGGCGTGAGATCGCGCGCCACCGTGCCGGCGCGGACCGAGAGCTCGTTGGCTCTCGCTTCCTTCGCCCGGACTTCAATGTTGGCGAGCTTGGCCTCGATCTTGGCGATCTCGGCGTCGACCTCCGTCAGCATCCGCGTGTTGAAGTTGCGGGCCTGGGCCGCGAAGCGGGTCGGCGGGTTCTCGATCAGCGCCTGGAGGCGCGCACGTTCCTGCTGAAGCTCCTTCAGCCGCTCGTCGATCGGCGCTCCGTCGAGCGCCCGCGAGATCGCTCGGCCCATAGCGTCATAGGCATTCGACGCCATGCGCCCGACGAAGTCCCAGGCGCGGCCGAGCGCGGTGGTTGCCTCGGATGCGTTGACCAGGCTGCCTTTCAGCGCATCGAGCAGAACACGCTGGGCATCGGTACGGTTGTTGTGATCGGCAAGTGTGCGGACGTATTGCCGCGTCCGATCGTCGAGGAAGTTGAGCTTCTCGTTAAGCGAGTCCGCTCCCCGGATCGGGTCGGCAAAGGCGCCGGCAAGCTCTTTGGTCGCGGTTGCGACATCGGTGCCGGTGGTCGCTGCGTAGTTCTTGACGACCTTAATCAGACCTTCAAACTGCGAGACCGCGATCTTGCCGGTTCGCAGGAACGCGGCCTCCATCTCGCGGGCGGCGGCGACCGAGACATTGCCGGCGGCGGCCGACTGCTCGGCAATCCGCTCGATCTGCCCGACCGTCGCGCCGGCAGCCCGGCCGGTGCCGGCGAGCGCGACCTCAAGCTCCTTCTGGGACTCGATGTAGCGGTAATAGGAGTAGCCGACCGCAGCGCCAATCGCCGCAATGCCTCCGACGATCGCGACCGTCGGCGAAATCAGGCTGGTCAGGCCCTGCCAGACGCCACGCAGAATGCCGCTGACGCCCGCGCCGGGGCCGAAGATCTGCGCGATCTGCGACCCCTGCTGCATCAGCACCATCAGGGGGCGCTGGCCGCTCGCGAGCGAGACGACCACGTCGTTGAGCTGATAGCTCAGGTTGACGAGCTGGTGCGAGGCGAGTTTGCCGGTGGAGCCTATCCCGCCAAGGGCTCTCGCCGTGGAGTCATAGCGGGCTTGCGCCAGGGCGTGCGCGGCGGCTTGCTCGGTGGCGGTGATCGCGCCCGCCTTGAATAGGGCATTCGCGTCGGCGATCTCGGCGTTGAGCCTCCCCTGCGCAGCGCCAAGCGGATCGATCTGGGCACGCAGTGTGGCGGTGCGGGCCGCAAGATCTTCAGCGGCTCGCGCGGCCTCTTCGAACACCGCGGCGGAATCCCGCGCAGATTTGGACGGCCCCGCACCGACGCCGAGGACGGTATTGAAGCCGCGCTGCGCTTGATCGGCAGCCGCGGCCTGCTTGGCGGCCTGGGCCAGCCGTTGCAGGCGTTGCGTCTCGCGGTCTGCCGCGGCGCCCGCGGCGTCCATCGAGGTGCCGACGCCGCGGAACGCGTCCTGTCCCGCCTTGCCGACCTCGTCGAAGGCGCGCTTGACCTCCGCCTTGCCCTCGACGCCGAGGCGGATCGAGACATTTGTGGTGGACATCGCTCGCTTACGCTCGCGGTTGCGTCGTGCTCATTCGGAGTCTCGGGCGTAGGCGCGCACGATGATCGGTTCGATCTCGGGGAGGAGTTCGACGAGCAGCGTGTTGAGCGCGCCCATGGCGTCGGCGAGGATCAGCACCGCGCCGAAATCGAGTGCGTAGACGCCGCCCATGACGGCACGCACCTGTCCGGCCGCGCGCTTGAGCACGCCCCAGGCGGCGATGCCGTCAGATGTTTGGGGAGCGTGCTCGATGTATGGGCAGGTGGCACAGGTTGACGAACAGGCCGCGCAGTAGCCATCGCCCCCGCCGAAGTGCCATTCGGCGAGAGCGATCAGGCGTTTTTTTCCGCGTCCTGGATCAGCGCCGGACCGACGTAGAGGCGGTCGATCGCATCGAACAGCGACCAGATTTCCAGGGCGGCATCGATGGTCTCCTTGTTCGGCTCGACGGGCTTGCCGTCCGCATCACCGATCCCTTCCCACCCGGCGATGCCTGAGTGTGAGAGCGAACGCGTGAAGGCGACGCCCGCCTTCACCATCGCATCCTCGCTGCCTGCCCGCAGCACATCGGCCGCGGCGGTGCGAGCGAGCAGAATTGCTGCGACGGTGATCGGTCGAAATTGCACACGGACGCCTGGGACCATGTCGAGCCAGAACGGCTCGCGGTCGAACGCGAGTTTGAGCATGGGAGCCTCTCGGAGTGAGATAATTGATCAGTAGGCCGACACGTCGTTGACCAGCGCTGCGGTCAGCGTCTTCTGCAACGTCGGATCCTCTGCGGCCTGGAAGGCGAAGGCGGCCTGAATGCCACCCGGCCCGGTGATCGGCTGCTTCGGCTTCGGCAGGTAGACTTCGTGCACGGTGAACAGAAGCGACTTGTCCTCATCGATCTCCCACCCAAACGACAGCTCGCACGCGGTGCCGGCAACCGCCTGGTCAAGGAGGACCGTATCCGCGAAGCGAATGTTCACGGTGCCGGTGACGCTGACCATTGCCGGATCGGAATCCTCGATCCGACCGTCCGGCCGGATCACCTCGACCTTGTCGAGATTGTTGGAATAGGTGAGTTCCGCCGAGACGATCTGCCCGAGCACGGTGCCGTTGCGCTTTATCTCGC